CTTTAAACGCAGTGCTTGGATCTGTAGCTTGTAAGTAAGTAGTAGTAGCTCCACTTTGCGTAACAGTTCGAGTAGTCTTATTGACAATATCATAAACCTTCGCATCCCCATCAGTATTCAATGTAAAAACATAGCGTTCAGAAGAATCTCTATTAATTACATGGGTAAATGCGTTGGAATACTTAGCATACTCAGCAGCTCCTTCGGAAGCAGCGTTTATTATTTCTCCCACATGCTCAGTCGGTAATCTTTTAGTAAGGCCTTCAACTAAACTTGGGTACGCATTTTCCTGTGCAGTAGCTTGGGATTCTGATCGCAAACTATCAGGTTGCTGAGATACCCCGTTTATTAAGTTCGGTATTGACTTCGATACTAACATTATGAGTTTACTCTTCTAATAATACTTTCTCTATCTAAGGTTCTATAAACATCGTAGTTGTCAAAGATCGAATAATCTCCGCTATCCATTTCAGATGCGCGAAGGTTCATCAATGCTTGTTGCTCATCAGCTCTAGTGAAATCATGTTGATTCCCGGAACCTAACATTCTGTCTTGGAATATCCTAGCGGCTCGAATAGTAATGTATCTTCTTGCTGTTTCTGGTAAGTAATCAAAATCTAATAAGCTTATTGTACAAGCCGTAATAGACGAACTAAATTCATATGTTTGAGATTTTCTGTTATATAAATTATTGCCTCTTAAAACCACATCATAATCAGTAGTATCATAGTCGCCTTCAATATCTACAAAGATAACATTGTCGTTTACGATAATTTTGTTGTCAGAATCAGGAGCTAAACTAATATTTTTTTCTGTATTAAAATGCCAACCAATAGATTGAACTTCTCTACTAACTTCATCTAAAGTATTTTGAGCTAAACTCACATCAGAAGTTAAAGTTCCTGTTAATGAATTAATCGGAGCTTCGCCAATAACACTAAGAATAGTATTAATTGCCTGTAATTTTGTAGTTTTAACAAGTGCCATATTTACTCCTTTTTAAAAAAGAGGACATCCCGATATTTCAGGGATGCCCCCCGTGGGCGATAGTTTTATCTATCTTTAGAATTACTGCGGTGCAGCAGATCTAACTTCAGCAGCACATGCTGGACGTAGGATTCCGTGACCCATGCTATATTTAGCAAGCATTACAGTACCTTGTCGTTGCATAATGTACTCAGATTCAACTGAAAGATCTTTTAGCTTCACAGTTCCGATCGCTGCCGGAGTAAAGCATAAAGCAACAGTTGTATCTAAGTTACCATTGTAACCGATACCAGCAGATCCAAATGGATCGTTTGTGTCAGTACCAATAGCAATACCAGCATCTACAGCTTTAATGTCTGTACTTTGTTCAGCAAGGTGTTGTGATTTAAAGATCTTAAATCCAGCACACTCAAGAACATTTCCTCTAGCAACCGATCCGTTAGGCTCGTTATAATCTCGTGACATATGAACGCCAGAGTTGTTACTATCAGCAACATTAACAAGATTGTAATACATAGTTGGAGTTACCATGCAGAATCGATCTTCTTCTGGAACATCTTTGCTATCAAAGTTGATTGCAATATCAAACAAAGCACTAATAAACGCATCTGCTTGTGTAGCACAGTTAGCAGTTTCGATTATTTCTACTTGTGAGTCAGATGCAGAAGCAGTTTCAGCAGCGTCAGAAACAACAAACCCTCCGGGCTCGAAGTCAGAAGCTAATCGTGGAGACCTTGCAGCAGCAGCAAGAGTTCTGATAAGATTATTATCTAATTTAGCAGCAAGAGCGTTTCCGATTTCTCTTGAATAAATTGATCTAATATCATAGTGATTGATCATTTCTTCTAAAGAATCAACAAAGACAGTCGATGTTAATAGACGGTCAATGTGGATAATTCTTTCAGATGCTTTAATCTTACCAGTATAATCACCATCAGCAACGAGTAAATCATCACCCGGTGCGTGGTACTTTGTAGTTGTCATTTTACCGACAACTGGGAACTGGGCGCTTTTTCCGCCTGTAATGGTTCGCACAGTGTGCTTATCCATCATAGTGTTTTTTTCTTCAAACGCGGTCAAAACTTCCCCAGCAAATTTTTTCAGGAACAAAGCACCTGCGTCACCAGCAGCTTCAATTTGTCCCAAATTACTTACGCCAAAAGCCATAAGAAATTCCTTTCAAAAAAGAGATGTGAAATAAAATAACGATATGTGTCAAACTTAGTAGTTTCTAATCTCTTTAGTTATCCTTCGCAAAGGGAAAAATTAATTAGACGTTTCTTCGTCTTCAACATTTAAAGAGCCAGCGTACCATCCCGCAGGTAGGTGTACTTTCCCTT